GATAGCTCAGAATTTGCTTTAGATAAAGTTACATTTTCCTTACCTGTTGGAACAGTTATGGGGTTTGTTGGGGAAAATGTTCCAAGATACATACTGAAAGCATGATCCACTACTTAGAGGATTATATGTACTGTACTAGAAAACTGGGGCTTTATGTGCAGTTAGTAGCATAAATTATATAGGGGTTATCTAAATATATTTACCTCCTGTGATTAAGTTATATAAAGACTAAATCACAGGAGGTTTATTTTTATGATAACAGTAGAAAAACTGGAAAAAGGTACTTATTTTGATGATGCTTTTAAGATCTCATTTAGATACGATCCCACTACTGTAGCTAAGGTAAAAGAGCTTGCAGAGCGGAGATATTTACCAGAGGATAGAGCGTGGGAGATCCCAGCACATGAGCTACCAGCTCTCATAGAGAAAGTAGGGCTTAGCAATATCAAAAGTGAGGAGGCTGTAGTACAAGCTCTCAATACTAAGGAGATCGAGGATAAAAGGGAGGCTACACAGGAGAGGCTAAAGGGTATTAAGCCTGTAAGAGATTTTGATTTTAAAACAGCTCCCCTCCCTCATCAGATCGAGGCTTTTAATTATGGAATGGAGAAAAACTCTTTACTTATCGGAGATGAGCAGGGCTTAGGCAAGACAAAGGAGAGTATTGATATTTGTGTAGCCAGAAAGAAAGAGCTCATTAAAACTCTTATTGTATGCGGAGTAAACTCTGTAAAATATAACTGGGAGAAAGAGATCCAGATCCACTCTAACGAGGGCTGTGTAATGGTAGACGGTAAGACAATGGATGTTAGAGTACAACAGCTAAATGACTGGTACAGAGGCTCCTCTTATTTTGGGGTTATCAATATTGAGAGCCTCAGAAATGAGAAAATACAGGATGCTCTCTATCTGGGGATTAAGGATGGATATATAGGGGCTATTATTGTGGATGAGATCCACAAGGCTAAAAACGGAGGCTCTCAACAGGGAAAAGCTCTTAGATTTTTGAAAGCTCCAGTTAAGATAGGATTATCTGGTACTCCGATGAATAAAGCGGAGGATCTGTGGAATATCCTTACATGGCTGGGAGTAGAGAGGAGATCTTTTTATAGTTTTAGAAATGCCTATTGTACTATGGGAGGTTTCGGAGGCTATAAAGTAATCGGATATAAAAACTTAGATAGCCTCAATGCTGAGTTAAATACTGTAATGCTTAGAAGAAAGAAAGAGGAGGTACTAGATCTCCCTCCTAAGCTGTACAGTACTGAGTATGTAGAACTTACCACAGCTCAGAAAAAACAGTACAGGGATATTAAAAATGGCATTGTAGCAGATATGGAGAATATCTTAGCCTCTGTTAATCCTCTTAACTGTACTCTCCGCCTCAGACAGCTTACCAGCGGTAATCCTAACTTAACAGACGATAGCCCTAAGCTGGATCGTATTAAGGAGATGCTGGAGGAGGAGATTATCCCTAACGGTCACAAGGCTATCATATTTTCTCAGTGGAGCACGATAGCTAAGGATCTGGGGATAGAGCTTAGTGAATATGATCCGATTGTGATTACAGGAGAGGTACATCCAGAACAGAGGCAGAAATTAGTAGACAATTTCCAGACTAACCCACAATGTAAAGTAGCTATAGGAACTATCGGAGCTATGGGTACTGGACTAACCCTAAATAAAGCCTCTTATGTATTCTTTATGGATAAAGCATGGAATAGCGGAGATAATGCACAGGCTGAGGATAGAGCCCACAGAATAGGTACTGTAGGAGCTGTAAATGTAATCTCTATGGTGGCTAAAGGTACCATAGATGAGGCGGTAGAGGATTACCTGTTAGAAAATAAAGATCTCATTGATCGAGTAGTAGACGGTAAAGGATCTAAGCAGGATATTAAAACCATCCTTAACAAATTACTTAGCATTTAATATACAGGTGTGGTATAATAACTCAAAATGGAGGTACATAATGAGAGCGATAACAATAGATGCAGATACAGGAAAAAGAGTATACACAAGGAAAGAGGTAGCGGATCTGGTAGGAGCCTCTACTCAATCTATCCGCCTCTGGGAAGATGCTGGAGCTATTCCAGCAAGCGTAAGAGATGAGGGAGGCTATAGATACTGGTATGAGGAGGATCTGGAGGCTATAAAGGCTTATGCCTCATTACCGAGAAAAGCAAAACTTAAAAAGTAACCCTAAGTGTGAGGAGAGTGTAAAAGCTCTCCTCTTTTTTTTGTCCTTAATTTTGAGGGCTATCTAAAAAATTACCGTTTGTGTGATTAGGTTAAGTATCAAAAGAAAAGGAGGTAAGCAGGATGCTTAAAATCAGTTTTACAAATGCTGAGGTATCGGATCACGGATACGGTTTAGAGGTAAATGGTAAATCCTTAGAGGATATTATTTCTACCGCCTTAGGAACTAAACTTAAGGGTAATGGTGGTTATGGATCTGGATTACCTAGCTTTAGCTCTAATAGCTGTGATGTAACGGTTACTATCAATCCACACGATAAAGAGTGTGAGATTGAAACAGAGGATGAAGTATGGCACAGCGTAGCAGAAATGGAGGCAGAAAAGAGTGAGCAGTTTCAAAAGGAAAATGCAGAGGCAGATCCAGAAGAATAACGGTACCCTCCTCCACAAAAAGGTAGTAGCTAGAAAGATGGGCTGTAAATCCGTGGAGGAGTATAACCGTAGAATGGCACGCAGAGAAAAAAATTTAAAAGAGATGGAGGATAACAAAGATGGCAAATGAGTTTACAGCAAGGGTAGCAGGTATCAGCGTAGAGCTGGGTATGAGTGTACAGAATAAGAGTGGTATCTGGTGTAAACCTACAGTAAAGATGGATCTTAAGATTGATGGAGGTACGAACCCTCAGCAGAGAGAGGCTATTATTAAACAGGCTTTTGATGAGGTTTGTGATAACATTGAGAAAACCATCTCAGAGATGGAGTAATACTTACAGGGGGGGGAGAGTATCTCTCCTCTCTCCTTAACTGGAGGTAATTATGGATCACAGTTTTAATATAAATGTGGCTAAAAAGCTGGGGATAGCCTCAGCGGTAATACTAAACAATCTGTACTGGTGGATTGATAAAAACAGGGCTACTTGTTACGGTATGGGGCTGGGGATAGATTATATCCTTTTCTTTTATGAGGATAGAAATTTCTGTAAAAAGAAACCGTATCTCTGGAAAATAACCGATGAGATGAAACAGGCAGTACTTAACAAGATACGAACTGTAAACAATGCTTGTAAAACAGGGAGGCATTATGCAGGAGTTAGGAGGATCTGAGGATGGAGAATAATAAGCCAGTATTTTATATGTTAGTTGGATTGCCAGCCAGCGGTAAAAGCTCTGAGAGTGATAGGCTGGGAGATGTAATTGTTAGATCCTCCGATTATCTCAGAGATAAGCTCTGTGGAGATATAAACGATATGAAAAATAATGGTGCTGTGTTTACCATTTTACAGAGTTTGGTTAGAGCGGATCTATATCATGGTAAGGATGTAGTATATGATGCTACAAACTTAAAAGCGAGTTATAGAGTGGAGTTTTTGGATACTCTTAGGTTATTAAGCTGTAAAAAGGTTTGTGTATTTGTAGATACTCCTTTTGAGGTTTGTGTTAAGCGTAACGAGGAAAGGGAGCGTACAGTGCCTAAGGAGGCTATGGAAAGGATGAAAAGATTTTTAGAGCCTCCTACTTTTGTTGAGGGCTAGGATGAGATACGAGTAGTTAAAAATTGGAATGAAAATGAAAAGGAGAACAGCGATGGCGGAGATAGATAACCTCATAGCAGAGGTAAATAAGAAATACAAAACGGATATAATCCGTAAAGCATCGGATCTTAAGGGGATAGAGTTTATCCCCTACACCTCCCCTATGATGAATTACTTAACCAGAGGAGGAGTACCTGTAGGGAGGATCATAGAGCTGGTAGGATTACCTCAGAGTGGTAAAACTACTACAGCTCTGGATATTATCTCTAATTTCCAAAAGAAATACAAAGATAAGTACTGTGTATATCTGGATGCAGAAAACACGATAGATAAGGAGTGGGGAGAAACTCTGGGGGTAGATTGGAGTAAGGTAATCCTCATCCAGCCAGAGAGTGAGTATGGAGAGGAGCTCTTAGATATGCTCTTAGATTACATAAGATCTGGTAAGGTAGGCTTAGCAGTATTAGATAGTGCTCCATTTATTATCCCTAAGGCAGTACAGGAAAAGGGCTTAGATGAGAAAAGCTATGGAGCCAACAGTGCTCTTATGAAAGCCTTTTGTGATAAGGCGGTACCGCTCTGTAAGAAAACTGAGTGTACTTTTCTTATGATTAACCAGCTCAGAGAAAACATAGGAAATCCGTACAAGCCTTTTAAGATCCCCTGTGGTACAGCTATAGCTCATGCGTGCTCACAGATCTTATGGTTTACAAAGGGATCCTTACTGGATGAGAAGTATAAAGAGGTAAGTAGCGGATACGCTAACCCTAGCGGTAATCTGGTAATCGTAAAGGTGGAGAAAAATAAGGTTACTAAAAATGATCGTAGGCTCCAGACTTACACACTTAATTACAGTACAGGCGTGGATGAGATCAAGGATACTCTGGATCTGGCTATCATGCTGGGGATCATCTCACAGGCTGGAGCGTGGTTTAAGGCTATCCTTAAAGACGGAAAAGAGCAGAAAATGCAAGGATTTAATGGAGTGCAGGAGTTTTATTATAATGATCTGGAGGAGCTGGAGTATCTTAGAAAACAGGTATATGAGGCAGGGATGGCATGAGAGAAGTAGAAAAAGCCTTATCCCATAATTTAAGAGAGGTAAGAGAGAAAAAGGGTTACACTCTAAAAGATGTGGTAAAAGGTACAGGATATACAGAGGTAAGTATAAGCAGGTGGGAAACAGGTACACGGATCCCTAAGGCTACAGTACTTTATACTCTGGCTAAATTCTATGGAGTATCCGTAGATAGATTTTTCTGGAAATAAGAGCAGGAGGAGGCAGTAAAAAGCCTCCTCTATTATTTTATATAGGGGATATATAAAAAGTGTTGACATTATTATATAGGGGGTGTATATTATAAGTGAGGTAAGGAACTAGATACAAACTGAAAGAGAGGTAAACAATATGAGATATAAAAACAGTGATGATAACAGATATAGAGTACAGTTTATGAGATCTACAGAGGAGCTTATGGATCAGCTTACAGTTAAAGAGTTTATCTCTTATCTGGAAGAAAACGCAGAGTTTGAAGATTACACAGTAGAGTACATTGATAAGAAATGTGTTAAGTGTAGAGCCTATGATCTCACAGAGGAAAACAGCAAGCTCCATAAGGAGTTTTTAGTAACAGAGGATGGTAGAGTATTTTACTGGAGATCCTTAATCAGTAAGATTGAGCTGGTAGATGCTGAGGAGGAAAAACAGGAGGTACAGGAAGTGGTAGTAGATTTTAGAGAGGCTAAGGAAGTAGCAAAAGAGGTAGCTAAGGAGCTCACAGAAAAGGATAGTAACTGGAAATGGAGAGTACAGGTACTTAAGAGTGAGATCCGTGTATGGTGGGGCTACTTACAGTACTGTGATACAGAGGATAGCCACTTTACTATTAAGATGAGCGATAGAGAGGATGAGTGCGGAACTGATACAGATTTTATGGTAGCCAGAAATGAGCATGATGAGTATATGACAGGTAGGATTGTTGGAGTAGATGAGTGCTGGCAGGATGGTGGCATCCCGGAAAATTCGTAGGGATATTATTGTTGAAGTTTTAAAAGATGAAACCGTTTAGGATTATGAAAA